CAATGTAATGGCCGGTCAGCCCGGTATCGACTACCGCTGCGTTATCACCTACAAGGATGCCTCCACCGGGCTGTCCATTACCCATCCGCTGACCATTTCCTTCTCTCGTGTGGTCAACGGCTCCGGCATTACCGACCTGTTGGTCAGCACCCCCTCCGGTAATGTGTTCAAAAACAGCGAGGTCGCCACTCTGACCGCTACCGCCGAACTGTGGAGAGGTTCCACTGTGGATACCACCAATGTGTCCTACAAGTGGGCTATTATGGACTCCACCGTTACCAGCACTACTTCCTCCGGCTATGATGCCGACTTTGGCACAGGTTGGCGCAAGCTGTCCGACACCACGGGTATGTATTCCGGCACCACCACATCCACCATCACGGTATATGCCGCCGCGGTGAACAGTTATGCCGTTTTCCGCTGCGTGGCCACGGATGCCGATTCCACCTCCGCCACCTACAACTCCGATTTCACGGATGTTGCCACCTTCATCGACAACTCCGACCCTCTGCAGGTGGTTATTACCTCTACGGGCGGCGATGTGTTCAAAAACGGCGAAGGATCCACGGTGCTGACTGCTGTCTGCTACCAGGCCGGTGTGGAGGTGGACGCCGATGGCAAGGGTACTTATACCTGGACCAAATATAACAAGGACGGTGCCATTGACACCAACTGGGGTACTTCCGGCAGCAAAACGGGCAAGACTCTGTCCGTTTCCAATACCGATGTAGACACCAAGGCGACCTTTATGGTGGTCGTAACCCTGTAAGGAGGAATATCTATGACGGCGGTCGCACAGTACACAATCTCAAACAGCTACGATGTGGTCACATCTGATACGCCGCCGGAGAATCCTTATGTGGGTATGCTGTGGGTCAACACAGCAACCACACCACCGGAAACTATGGTGTGGGATGGGCAAGGTTGGGCGGTACAGAATGACCTGGAAAACCTCCGAGAAACCGTATCCACCCACACCACTCGTTTTGGCGAGTTTCAAAGCGGCATCGATGGTCTGAACAGTTATGTCGGTACGCTGACTGAAAAAGTGGAAACCGTTGAGACTGTCTTGGGCGAAGAAGAAACAAAGGTCCTGGAAATGCAGAGCCAGGTATCCCAGCTGGAGCATACCGTTTCGGGCCTTTCTCTGACTATGCAGGAGCAGTTCGCTGGCGGCATCAACTACATCAAAAACTCTGCCGGACTCAACGGCATCACGGATGATTGGACAACCTCTGGGACCGTTTCTACGGATTCTTCCACGGATGTTCAAAACAACACCTCTTCGGACTCTGCCTTCGTCCTGGGCGACACCTCGACCTTACAGCAGGTGATTACTGGCGTTGTTCCTGGCACCTATGCCGTTTCCATCCGGGCAAAAAAGACGGCGTCAAGCTACACCTCCTATTTCCGGGTCACCTACAACGGCACGAAATATGTGGATCTATTCAACACAACAGGCACTTTCGGCTGGACGGAGTATACTGCGGTCATTTCTGATGTGCAGGACGGCACCATCACTATTACCGCCTATAACCGCCTGGCAAGCCTCTATGTCTCGGACATTGTCCTGGCAGAAGGTAGCACCGTCCATAAATGGACACCGGCTCCCAACGAGATTTATACCACTGAGGTAAAAATCGACCGCCGAGGCATTGAGGTTTCTAATGCCGATTCCGCACAGAGAACAGTAATCAATAATACGGAGTTCTCCGGCTACTACAACGAGGAAAAAATCTTCACCCTGAACAAGGATGAAACTATCACAAAGAAAACCACCGTCGACGGCGAATTGACGGTGGGCAAGACAAAGTTCGTCCCGATGGCCACGGCATCTGAAGGATTGAACATTGTAATTTTGGATTAAGGAGGGACGCATAATGGCAACTGGCAAATCCGGTTCTTTTACCATTGCAGGTGATAAAGGTACAACCATGAAAATCTTATGGTCTGAAACCTATGATACCATCAACAACACTTCTGTTGTAACCGTTACGGACCTCCAGTTCAAAAACACATGGTGGTATGGTTTTACCTACTACTTAAGCGGCACATTGTCCATCAATGGAACTACTGTTGTAACCTTTAATTCAAACCTTGGCGGCCACATGGCAAACAACAGTAACATGGATGCATTTTTCTCGATTATCACAAATGACGGGTTTGATGCAGCACCATGGGGTAATGTGACGGTGTCTCATGCTGCTGACGGCACAGCGACCTGCCCGATTGCTCTAAATGTACGAGGCTGGAATGTGAACGAATCCGGTGCTAACGGATTTAAGGTGAACGGATCTTCGGATGTCACACTTACCGCCATCGACCGGGCTGCACCCACGGTTACCTGCTCTGTATCCGAGATTGCTGCTAACAGCTTCAAAATCACTGCTACGTCCTCTGCTGCCGCAGACGAATGGAGTTACAGCCTGGATGATGGAATTTCTGGCCATGGTTTCACACCCACAACCACCACATCCGGTAGCGTTACAGTTGACGGCTTGGAGCCAAACACCACCTACTATGTGCGTGTAGCTGTTCGGAAGAAGAGCAACCATGTCTATGGTGAATCTAGCAGTATCAGCGTAAAAACCCTGGGCGGCGCGGCAATCAACAGTTGCCCAACTATTACGGCAGATGCCGCTACAGTCACATTCAAGCCAAACATCACCGTCTACGATGCGTCCTATTCCTACTACCTATCCATCTGGAATGGTTCTACCGAGTATTTGGCACTCTCGGCAAGAACATGGTCTGTCGGTACGGCTGACCGGACAATTACGCTCTCCCAAACGGAGCGGGCGGATTTGCTGGATGCAATGGCAAGTCTCAAATCCTTTACGGCGACCATTAAGGTGGTCACCAAGAGTGGCTCGACCCAAATTGGCAACACCTCGTCAAAGACTTGTACCGTGCAGACTACAGCGGCCAATTCCGGCCCCACCATGACTGCGTTTACCTATAAGGATAGCAGAACGAACACAACGGCTATCACGGGAAATGATCAGCTGTTTATCCAGACCTACTCCTATCTGTATGTGACTCCCGGCGTTGCCACAGCAAAAAATGGTGCAACCATCGTGAAATATGCCGCCACCTGTAACGGCGTGACAGCGTCCAACACAACGGGAGCTGCGATTAATCTGAATGGCATTGCCAAATCCGGCACATTGGATGTTGTGGTGACTGCTACCGACTCCCGTGGTTATACGGTCAGCAATACACAGCAGATTACGGTCATCCCGTATGCAAAGCCGAAGGTGTCCTCTATTACACTCCGCCGTACCAATGACATCGAGGCAGAAATGCAGCTGGTGTTTAACGGTACGATTTCGCCCATCACCGTGGATGGAACACAGAAAAACAGTCTGAAATATGTCCAGTACCGCTACAAGCTAACCAGCGAAACTAGCTACGGTGCTTACACGAATATCACTTCTTCGGTCACTCAAAACGGCACCAGCTTCTCGTTTTCCAATCTGGAATTGTGTAGCCTGGATGCCAACTCCTCCTACGATTTCCATCTGTACATCCGGGATCAGCTGAACACGCTTTCACCGCTCAGCCTGTACTTTACTGTTCCCCAGGGTACGCCGTTGGTGGCGTTGCGAAAGAAGATGGTGGGTATCAATACGCCCTCCCCGGATGCCGCACTCCATGTGGTCGGAGATGGTCACATTGTAGGTGACGTTCGCATTGAAGGAACACTCACCCCGGACCAAATTGACTATGATTTTGGCGACCCACCGTTCTACTACGGAACCTGCGCTACGGCATCGGCAACGGTGGCAAAGGTGGTCACTTGCTCCGGTTTTGTTTTGAAAACAGGTGCCGCAATCGCAGTAAAGTTCACAAACACCAATACTGGTGCATCACCTACGCTGAATGTCAACAGTACGGGAGACAAAGCCATAAAGCAATATGGATCTACCGCAGCCAATACCTATCATTGGAGAGCTGGCGAAGTAGTGGTGTTCGTCTATGACGGCTCCTACTGGGAGATGGTAAGTAAATCCACAGCAACGACATCGTATTACGGTCTGACAAAGCTATCTTCTAGCACTTCTTCCACCAGCACCGTTCTGGCGGCGACAGCCTCTGCGGTAAAAGCGGCGTATGATCGTAACTCGTGGGACAGCATTTCGCTGACCAATGCCTTGGCAATTGCCTACGGCGGCACCGGGGCAACTACTGCCGCAGCTGCAAGGTCGAATTTAGGAATTACCGCTACATCCCTTTACAGCGGCACCTTGAGTAGCGGTAGCATTACCTTCAACTACGGCAATTACAACTTCTATGTTGTGACCGGCCGTGTTACCTCGTCCGGCTCGTTGCTGTGTTCTGTCATCCCCAAGGGTCTGCTTACCACATCCGATGTTGCATACCAGTTTGCTGATGAGTCGTATTTCCGGGCATTCAAGCTGAAATACTCCGGCTCGACTGTAACGCTGACAGTCGGCAATGGCTACGGGTCCATCACCAGCGTTTATGGCATCACATAAGGAGGTCAAAATGCAAGTAATCACAGATGAGAGAGGCTTTGTCCTCAGTTTTGCCTTTATAGGCAATATGGTCGGCGCAACCGAAGTGCCGGAGCCGGAAGACCTGGAACTGTTTTTGCACCAGTTTTATGCGTTTCACCTGGTAGATGGTAAGTTGGTTTATGACGCTGCCGAGTCAGAATCAGTACAAACAGAGGAACGCAAAACAGAGTACCGCCGCCGCCGGGAAACAGAATGCTTTAGCATTATCAACCGTGGACAGCTTTGGTATGAAGGCATTTCCATTACCCAACTGTTAGAACTGCGGCAGTGGTATAAAGCGTGGCTGAATGTCACGGAAACAATGGTCATCCCGGAGAAACCGAGATGGCTGGAATAAGGAATTTGGGCATCCGCAAGGGTGCCTATTTTCATATAAAAACATGAATTTTAGGAGGAAAAGAGCAATGGATCTCACCACCCTTGCGGCAACGATTACTGCTCTCGGTGTCGTTTTTGGCGCCATCTTTGCCGTACACAAATGGTTCTTGAAGCAGGAAAAGCAGGACAAGGACATCAAGGCCATCAAGGAAGAGCAGAGTATTCTGACCCAGGGCATTCTTGCTTGCCTTATGGGTCTGCATGAGCAGGGCTGCAACGGCCCTGTCACCGCTGCTATTGAGCAGATTGAAACCCATCTGAACAAACAGGCTCACAAATAAGGAGGAAACTACTATGACTGATATTACCACCATCCCCGCTCTGGCGGCTATCGTGTACACCATCATCGACATTACCAAGACTGCCATGGGCGGCGACGAGAAGTTCAAGCGATTCATTCCGCTGATTGCTTGCGTCCTGGGCGCTGTCTGCGGCGTTGTCGCATTCTACTGTGTTCCCGGCACAATGGCAACCGAGAATCTGCTTGTTGCCATCGTTATCGGCGCAGCAAGCGGACTGTCTGCTACCGGCACCAACCAGGCGGTCAAGCAGCTGGCTCCTACCAAGAAGGGGGAATAATCCATGAACCTGCATAAGCTGATTTTTACGGAGAATGCTTGCTATAAAGCCGGCCGGAAAATCACGGTCAAAGGCATTATGGTTCATTCCACCGGAGCGAATAACCCCTGGCTGAAACGCTATGTGGGTCCCGATGACGGCTTACTGGGTAAAAACCAGTACAACAACCATTGGAATACTTATCACCCCGGCGGCAGAGAGGTCTGCGTTCACGGCTTCATTGGCAAACTGGCGGATGGTTCTGTGGCAACCTACCAGGTATTGCCCTGGGATCACCGTGGTTGGCACGCAGGCGGCTCTGCAAACAACACCCATATCAGCTTTGAAATCTGTGAGGACGGTCTCGCTGATGGCACCTACTTCAAAAAGGTGTATCAGGAGGCCGTCGAACTTTGTGCCTATCTGTGCAAGCTGTATGGTCTGACCGAGAAGGATATCATCTGCCACTCCGAGGGTTATAAGCGCGGCATTGCCTCCAACCACGGCGATGTCATGCATTGGTTTCCCAAGCACGGCAAGAGCATGGACACCTTCCGTGCCGCCGTCAAGGAACTGCTGACCGCTGATGTGGATGCCCCCGTCCAGGAGGAAACGCAGCCCACACCCACCGAACATCCCGAAAAGCTGACCTCCGGCTATTACCGGGTCCGCAAGACCTGGAAGGACAGCAAGTCCCAGATTGGTGCTTACCGTATTCTTGCCAATGCCAAGGCAGCTGCGGACAAGAACCCCGGCACATTCGTTTTCACTAATGACGGTGTTGCTATCTACCCTGTGGAGAAGCCTGCCGAGGAAACCTATCGGGTCCATACCGTGGTCAAGGGCGATACCCTTTGGGACATCGCCAAGAAGTATCTGGGCGACGGCTCTCGTTATCCCGAAATCAAGACCCTCAACGGTCTGGATTCCAATGTCATCTATAGCGGTTGGAAGCTGAAAATCCCTAACTAACACGACACCCCCAATCACTACTCGTTAGTGGTTGGGGGCTTTCTTTTTTGCTCGTCATGACAAAACATTTTTGCCCAGGGGGTTAAATTTGGCCATTTCCGTGGCGGTACTACGAAAAAACCATCAGAAGGAGGTTATTCGGAGTGACGACACAGGAAATTGAAAGAATCAAGGATTTACAGAATAAAGGCTACGGCTACCGAAAAATAGCCGCCGAGACAGGAATATCGGTGAACACAGTCAAATCATACTGCAAGCGGCATTCCGCAAAAAACGAGGCGGTAGAAGCCGTTATTGCGAAACCGTGCCTTCACTGCGGCAAACCGCTGACACTCCGCTTTTCTGCCAAAGAAAAACGATTCTGTGATGATAAGTGTCGGATGGCTTGGTGGAATGCTCATCGGTCAGAAGTTCAGCGCAAAACATACCATAAGCGAATCTGTCCCAGCTGCGGCATTGAATTTGCTGTGTACGGAAAGAAGGATCAGCGTTTCTGTTCTAGGGCTTGCTTTGGCATCAGCCGCCGGAAGGCGGTGGATGAATGAGCGATGCAATCATCTCTTTTCGTGCAGCCATGGCGGTGGCTTGGGGAATGCTCCAGGAGGGCATCATCAGCGAAGAGGAGTATTGTCAAATAGAGGCTACTATTGCCAGTAATAAGGGTGTAGATTTGTCAACTTTATGTTGCAGAAATCCCTTGATATTCCGGGGTTTTAGAGCGAATATGTCACTACCAAACAGCAAAGGAGGTGGCATTAATGCCTAGAATTATTCGGAAAGTGGAGGCTATCGCACCGGCCGCTCCTGCTTTGAAAAAGGTCGCTGCCTACGCCAGAGTTTCCTCCGGCAAGGATGCAATGCTCCACTCTTTGTCAGCCCAGGTCAGCTATTATAATGACTACATCCAACAGCAGCCCGGTTGGGTTTTTGCAGGAGTGTACGCAGACGAGGCGTTGACCGGCACCAAGGACACACGTGCCGATTTTCAGCGGTTACTTGGCGACTGCCGCCAGGGCAAAGTTCACATGGTGTTGACCAAGTCCATATCAAGATTTGCCCGTAATACGGTTACCCTACTGGAAACGGTCCGGGAACTGAAAGACATGGGTGTTGATGTTTATTTTGAAGAGCAGAATATACACACCATGAGCGCGGACGGCGAGTTGATGCTGACCATTCTGGCGTCCTACGCACAGGAGGAAGCAAGGTCCGCCAGCGAAAACCAGTTGTGGCGGGTCAAAAGGAATTTTGAGAGCGGTAAGCCTTGGAATTGCACCATGCTCGGTTATCGGTACGACGGCAGCCAGCTTCAGATTGTGCCGGAGGAGGCCGAGATTGTACGGCGAGTTTTCCGGCTTTATCAAGACGGCTTTGGTACGCAGGTGATTGCCAAGCACCTAAACCGAGACGGTCTGTTGACCCGCCAAGGGAAGCCCTGGACCCGCAACAGCGTGGTGCTTGTTTTGAAGAATTATGCCTATACCGGAAACCTGGTACTGCAACGCACCTACAACGAGAATTACATTACCAAGCGGAAAATGCTGAATGACGGTCAATTGCCCCAGTACCACGCAACCGATACCCACGAAGCAATTATCGACCTGGACACTTTCCTGGCGGTGCAGCTGGAAATGGAGCGACGGGCAAAAGCCTACACCAAGACCGGCACCACCACAGCGTATCCCTTTTCCAGAAAATTGATTTGTGGCATCTGTGGTCAGCCATACCGCAGGAAAGTATCCCACGGCATTGCAAAGTGGGTATGCCCGACCTACTTCAATTTGGGAAAGGATGCCTGCCCATCCAAAGCAGTACCGGAGTACATTCTGATGCCTTTGGCTATCGAACTCGCCGGGTCCGATGACCGCATTCAAAGCGGCATCGAACACATCGATGTACATCCTGGCAATCGCCTGGTTTTCCATCTAGCAGACGGTCGCACCGCCGAGCGGATTTGGAAAGATCGCTCACGGGCGGACAGCTGGACACCGGAAATGAAAGAAGCTGCAAGGCAGAAAGATTTGGAGAGGAGGATGGCAAATGGCATCGGTAACCGTAATTCCGGCAACAAAGCATAAATTTACCGCCCTGCCAATTGGCGGCGCAGCCAAACGCAGAGCAGCAGGCTATGCCCGTGTTTCCACCGACAAGGATGAGCAGTTTACTAGCTATGAAGCCCAGGTGGATTATTACACCCAGTACATTTTGAGGAATCCCCAATTTGAATTTGTGAAGGTATATACCGATGAGGGTATTTCCGGCACCAATACTCGAAAGAGGGACGGCTTTAATGAGATGATTGCCGATGCCCTGGCTGGCAAAATCGACATCATTGTGACCAAGTCCGTGAGCCGATTCGCACGAAACACCGTTGACAGTCTGGTGACCATCCGCCAGCTGAAGGAGAAAGGCGTAGAAGTTTTCTTTGAAAAGGAGAACATTTATACCTTTGACAGCAAAGGCGAGCTGCTTCTGACCATCATGTCGAGTTTGGCACAGGAGGAAAGCCGCAGCATTTCCGAGAATGTCACCTGGGGCCGCAGAAAGCAATTCGCAGACGGTAAGGTTTGCTTGCCCTATGGACGGTTTCTGGGCTATGAGAAAGGGCCGGACGGCTTGCCCCGGATTGTACCGGAACAGGCAAAGACTGTCGTGCTGATTTTCGATTTGTTTATGGCAGGACTTACACCCGGTGCCATTGCCAAGCGGCTGACCGCAGATGGCATCCCGACCCCTTCCGGCGGCACAAATTGGCAGGCATCCACAATTAAGAGCATCCTGTCCAACGAAAAATACAAGGGCGACGCCCTCCTGCAGAAGGAATTTACTGTGGATTTCCTTCAGAAAAAGAAGAAAACCAACGAGGGCGAGGTTCCTCAATACTATGTTGAGGGCAGCCACCCGGCGATAATCGCACCGACCCTGTTCGACCGAGTCCAGAGCGAAATCCAACGAAGAAAAGCCCTGGGGCATCATTACAACAGCAAGAGCGTTCTGGCATCCCGGATTGTCTGCGGCGACTGCGGCAGCTTCTACGGCTCCAAGGTCTGGAATTCCAACAGCAAGTACCGCCGGGTTATCTGGCAATGCAACAGCAAGTTTAAGGGCGAAAAATGCTCGACACCCCACTTGGAGGAGCAGGACATCTACCAACGCTTTCTGACCGCCTACAACGCCCTTCTGGGGGACAAGGATGCCCTTTGTGAGGACTGCCGCATCATGCAGGCCATGCTGACGGACACCTCCGCTGTAGATGCCGATTTGGAGGCCCTGCGCAGCGAATTGGAAGTGGTGGTCGGGTTAACCAGGAAATGTATTTCTGAGAATACTGTGGCGGCACAGGATCAGACGGAGTATGAAGCCAAGTACAATGCCCTGGCGGCACGTTACAATGACCTTATCGCCCAAATTCAAGCAAAAGAGCAGAGCCGCGAGGAACGGCTGGATAAGGCCAAGCGCATTGAAATCTACATGGAGCAGATTCAGAGCCAGTCCGGTGAATTGAAGGTCTTTGATCCCCGGCTTTGGCTTGAGGTGATTGATATCGCAACGGTCTACCATGACGGCAGGATTGTGTTCCGATTCCTGGATGGACGAGAGATTGAAGCATAAAAATACGCCCATGGGTTTCCCTACGAGCGTTGCAGCAATAAGTGTGCCGACCCTTCCAGTTGGCACACTTAATCTTTCTTGTATTTCTTGAAATCGACAATGATTAGGTTGCCCTGCCGCTTTACGCCAGGTTCTCTTTTTTCCTTTCAACCTTATGAGACCGCAACATCGTCAGCGCATCCTCACGGGCCCTGTCATCAGCTTCTCTTGCCGCCTGTACAAGGGCGAGTTCATAACTACTGAGGCCGGAATCGCTTGGGGCATCATAACCGACCAGTTCATCCAGAGACACACCAAGGAATCTTGCAATCTGAATCAATATTTCCACGGAGGGCTCTCGCACTCCGGTCTCATACCGGGAATAGACAGAGGGAATGCAGCCGATGGCCTCTGCCACCTGTTTTTGGGTTAGACCTTTACGCATTCGGATTTCTTGTATTTTCATAATGGTATCCTCCATTCTTACACTTATTGTAATACCATTCTGGCAAAAAGTATATTACCGAATTGGTACTTTTCTAGTTGACAACTTACCGATGTGGCATTATACTAGTACCGAATCGGTAATTAGGAGGTGGTTCAATTGAACAGGTTACGAGTCGCCAGGGAGAGCCGGGGCCTATCTCAAAAGGAACTGGGCGAGGCGACGGGATTAACCGCTACAACAATCAGCAGGTACGAAACGGGGAAACGAAAGCTAACCGTGGAAAAAGCGCAGCTACTGGCAACAGTTCTGGACATGGATTGGGTTTGCTTATTCGAGCCACCGGATTCAAGAGTACCGCTCGATTCAAGCGAAGGAGGTAAACAGTGAAACGTGCAAAAATGGGAATGTCAGAGGCCGGTGCTATGAGTGAGCGAATCCGGCAACGACAGCAGATGAGGAGGTGTCTGTATGATAAGTAACGGAAGCGGCACCTCTACGCCGAATCGGACATTCATTCCGGCAAAACCGAAGATTGACATTTACGGTGCCGAGCGTATATTTCGTGTCTGCGCTTACTGCCGAGTGTCCACGGACAATGATGCACAGCTTTCCTCTTTCGAGCTGCAACAGGCACACTACCAACAGCTGATGGGTACGCATCCAAACTGGGATCTTCGGATGATTTACGCAGACGAAGGTATATCCGGCACCTCGCTGAAAAAGCGTGATGATTTCAATCGTATGATTGCCGCCTGTGAGCGAGGAGAATACGATTTGATTGTCACAAAGAGCGTGTCTCGTTTTGCGAGAAACCTGGTTGACTGCGTGTCCTTGGTACGAAAGCTAAAGCGGCAAACACCTCCGGTTGGCGTATTCTTCGAGACAGATAATCTGAACACCTTGTCGGAAGACTCTGAACTGATGCTTTCCTTCCTGGCGACCTTTGCCCAGGAAGAATCCGTAAAAAAGAGTGAGAGTATGGTTTGGTCGCTCCGGGAGCGGTTCAAAAACGGCAAACTGCTCACCCCGGCACTTTTGGGGTATGAGCGCCCCAGGGATGCGGTAGGCAACTACATCAAATATGCACCTCTGCAAATTGTAGAATCTGAAGCTGCAATCGTCCGGTTCATTTTTGATGCTTTCCTGGCTGGCAAATCCACAAGAGAAATCGCTGAATTTCTTACCGACATAGAATGCCCCACCAAAACCGGAGGCATCGAATGGAATGAGGGGTCCATCAACTACATTCTGCGGAACGAACGGTACTGCGGCAGCGTGTTGACCTGGAAAACCTTTACTGCGGATTTGTACGAGCATAAGCATAAACGGAACCGGCAAGACCGTGACCAGTACCTTTACACCGACCAACATGAGGCGATTGTATCGGTGGAGACCTTCGAGGCCGCTCAAGTGCTTCTGGATAACCGGAAGCACCATGTCAGAGGACGGCTTCCTACCATGCAGGTCATTGGCGACGGCATCTTCCGGGGCTATGTTCCCATCAATCACCATTGGATTAACGATGACCCCAACGCATACTACCAGGCTTCCAACAGCGTTGATAACGGTGGCCAAGTACGCAGGGTGCGGCGCAGCCTTTTCAGCGCGTTTGATTTGGAGGGCTACCAGGTGGTGCGTGGCCAGTTTATGACCGCTCGATCTGAATGTCCCACAATCGCTGTAACCAATAATAAAATTTCGTTCAATGTGGTCTGCGCCCGGAGATTTATCGATGTGCCGTACATCCAGCTTCTGCTCCATCCTTCGGAGCGGAAAATTGCCATTCGGCCCTGCAAAGAAAACGCACCGCACAGCATTCGATGGCGACCGGACCCCGGCAAGCCTGTCATCCAAAAGACAATATCTTGTCAGCACTTCGGCAATGCTCTGTTTCAGATTATGGAGTGGAATCCGGACTATTTATACCGCATCCGAGGCACTTGGGTAGCAAGAGGCTCGGAGCAGATTATTGTTTTCAATCTGTCCAATGCGGTGCCGGCAGCGTTCCTTGAGGCAGAAACCGATGATGGAGATGCTGCCAAGAAGCGGCGCGTTGACCTCTGCCCGGAGGAATGGAACGATAACTTCGGCGAAGAGTTCTATGAATACAGCCTACAGAACAGCTTTTACTTCCTTGCCCCCAGAACAGATTGGAAGGCGCAGGCAGACAGCATAGCAGTACCCGGACAAGACCAGGTCACCATCCTCACAGATGCGGAACTGGAAGAAAGTATGATAAATCTACGAAAGAGAGTTGGTTCAAGACATGGAGAATAATCAGTTAGATTTCCTGTTCAACAACAGCGTTCCCATCACGGGTGCGGTGGATGAAGAGCAGGAGGTCGTTGACCTGGCTGGCTACCAGGTTACCAAAGCCGAGCTTTTTTCGCATACAAAAGAGCCTGCAATTACCGTATGGCAGACACGCATCAAGTTCAATATGGCCTGTCTGCGGAAGTTCCCCGGCGTGAAGTACATTCAGATTCTGATTCATCCGGATCAGCGGCGATTGATTATCCGCCCCTGCGACCCGGACACGCCGGACTCGCTGCGGTGGGCAAACGGTGGCGGCGAAAAGGAACTGAAAAACAGAGACCTTTTGTGCAAGGTGTTTGCAGCAAAGATTTTCGACCTCATGGGTTGGAATGAGGAATACCGCTACAAGGTGTTGGGCAAGCCCGTCACCTGCGATGGCGAGGTGCTGTTCCTTTTCCAGCTGTCAGACTTTGAACTGTTCGTTTCTGGCAAGGGCCGGAAATCTTATCTGCCTTCCGATTGGAGAGACTACTTCGGCACTCCTGTGGAGAAGCACGAGGAAATCTACAAAATCGACCTGGCAGACGGTTACATCACCACCAACAATGTATAAGGAGGAAAAGCTATGTCCCTTTATGATGGCAGCGCAAGCGAAATCAGCTTGCAGGGCTTCCAAATTGTCCGTGGGCAGATGTTTAATCGGCAATCAGAGCCTGCCATGACCATGTGGTACAGTTCTGCATCGTTTAATACTGCTTGCTATAGTGCCCTTAATGACTGCACCTGCATCCAGATGCTCGTCAACAGCGAGGAGAAGAAAATCATCGTCCGTCCTTGCCCCTCCAAGGACAAGGATGCGGTAACCTGGCTGACAGCTGCGGACAAAGTGAAATATAAGAAAATCGAATGCTCCCGGCTGACCCATCAGCTGTTTGAACTTTGGGGGCTGAAGAAAGACCTCCGGTATCGTGCCAGCGGCAAACTGGTGGTCGCAGATCAGAAGGTAATGCTGATGTTTGATTTTGGCAATTGTGAAATCTGGAGGGGACAGAAAATGGTGAACAGCATTGAAGTATGATACGACGATTTCCTTCAATCTGAGGGATGGAAAATTGCATATCAACATGGATGCAATTCGTGCTTTGGATCAACCCAACTTCCTGCGCTTTCTGCTCAATTCTGATGGGTCCTCCATGATTATGGAGCCCTATCATAAATTGGAGTTCCAGTCTATCCGAGTCCCCAAGGATATTGACCGGAACTTACGCAGGTGCCGGTTCCGGTGTGCCAAGCTGTGCAGGCTCTTTACCTATGCCCTTAACTGGGACCCACAGATGACATACCGCATTCCCGGCAAAATCATACCTGCGCAGAAAATCGTAGTGTTTGACATGACCCAGGCAAAAATAATATACGGCTCGGATTCTATGAATTGAGGTGTTATTTTTATGATTTATATAACTGGCGATACGCACGGCGATTTCTCACGGTTCAGCGTTGAAGTATTCCCGGAGCAGAAGAACATGACCAAGGATGACTATGTCATTATCTGTGGTGATTTCGGCGGCATTTGGAGTGATGACGAGCGTGACGACGAAAACCTGGATGCACTTGCCCAGCTGCCGTTCACCATCCTCTTTGTTGCCGGAAACCACGAGAACTACGATGCCCTGGTCAGCTATCCGGTGGACATATGGCATGGCGGCAAAGTGCAGTTTATTCGGCCTAATATCATCCACCTTATGCGTGGCCAAGTTTATAATATCGAGGGCAAAACCTTCTTTGCCATGGGAGGCGCAGCAAGCCATGATATTAGCGACGGCATCCTTGAACCGGATGATCCAGACTTTGAGGTGAAATACTGGATGCTCCGGCGTTCCCGTGCAATGTTCCGGGTCAACCATTTCTCTTGGTGGAAAGAGGAAATGCCCTCTGACCTGGAATACGAAGAGGCCCGGCAAACCTTGGATGTTTACAACTGGAAGGTCAACTACATCATTACCCATTGCGGACCCAACAGCGTTATCGACATATTGAGCAGAGGTTTTTATGGGCATGACCGTTTGACTGACTTCCTGGAAACCGTCCTGCAGAAGACGGAGTATGACCAATGGTTCTTTGGCCATTACCATGATAACAGGCAAATCGGTCAGCACATCCTTCTGTACGAACAGATAATCCCCTTGGACTGGAGTGGTGCGAATGAGTAATCGTTTCAAGAGACGGCTTTATACCTTGCAGGACATAAAGCGAGTGGACGGACACTTGCGGTATGTCACGAATGAGGACGGCACTCTGTTTTCCGGTCCATACCGAACAAAAATCAAGCCGGAGGATTTGCCGGAGTGGTATTTGCACGGCCGGTATTATAAACGGTGGGGGTATATGTCGGCAAAGGATATCACCGACCTTCTGTACATTCCAAGCCGATTCTCAAACCACTATCTGAAGGATGACTGCCTTTTGATTGCCTACGGCGGCAAGATTACAGAAAACACAAACCCGGAGCGTGACTTCTTTCTTGAGAAATATGATGGTTGGGATGAGCGGGTTTGGGGGAGCGAAATTGTAACCATGCTGCGTGGCGCCAGGAAATATTCCGGCTATAACATTGCTCCATTTATTGAAAAACTGAAGTGGAAAAAGGAGTATATGCACACCGAGTTCCCGGACGAATTCGGTCCTGACCGTTGGGACATTGATGTGGATCTTATTATGATTGACCCAATGGAATGTCCCGAATGCCACAAACACCTGAAGCTCATGCGGGCAACAGAAACCGCCGATGGCGGTTGCGATGTTGTGGGGCATTGTCCCTGGTGCCTCCAAGACTGGCAGTGGCATTGCGATAAGCAGGGCTGGGAAACAGATATGAGGCGTTACTTCCATGGGTAAAGGAGCAATAGGAATGGCGAAGAAGGTGTGTTATAAGAGGCTGTGGAAGCTGCTGATTGACCGGGATTTGAAGAAAGGTGACCTGGTTGCCATCGCCGGAATCAGCCCTGCATCCGTTACCAAAATGGGCAAGGGTGGACATATGAGTACCGCAATCCTGGAGAAGATATGCATAGCGCTCGATTGCAAGTTGGATGATATAATGGAACTCGTGGCGGAGGAATAATGGTGGGGTGCATTTGACCTTTAGTGGGCAATATGCACCCCAATTTTAATTTCATTTTTATCGTAGCTTCGTTGTAATATAAAAATCGGCGAAATGTGCCAGAGTTTTCACTTTAATGAATAAAAGTAACTTTACTATTGCAAATTGGTGTGCTAATATATAAGGTGGAGTGGTTCAATCAACCCAAATATTGTTAATTCCCAGGGGTGAAATGGATGAGAAATATAAAGTTTTATTCAGCAAAAAAGTATGAATTGCCAGAGTACGAAAAAGTTTCCCCCCAGCTCTATAAGCATTCAGGTGGCTATGTTACCTCATTAAGTTTTGAGCAGGAGCCATTGTTTGGGGAAGGAACATCAGGGGCGGATATTTCGCAGTACCCATTGGAAGATTTGTTGGATCGGTTTTGTGTTCAAATTTCTGATTTCTACTCTGAACTGAACACACCGAGAAGCAAGATATGCTATCTTGAATTTGCGGCAAGCAATAGGAAGTGCATTGAAAGACTGCTGTCCATTGTTGGCAAACGCGTATATAACAAGCCCATTTTTGAGAACGGCGAAGAATATGCCGTTTTGACTATTGAATAAAGGTGGGGTCGTCAATGACTCGTATAAAACGATGCCTTTCCCTTATTCTTGTCATTGCTCTCCTGACCCAGGTGCTGACTGGTTGCTCCAATAATCAGAGTGCAGTAAATAATGGGGTTATTGAGCAAAATGAAATATACCAGGAATTTATCGAACAACACCAAATTGATGAAAGGTATATTCAGGCTGAGTACATACGGCAAAACATAATTGAGGAAGAGGGCATCTACGAAATTGTCTTGTGTGAGCAATTTATCTGCCAATCCTACATTATCCAAACCACAATAACAGAAAACTCTATTTCTGACATTGCAGACCAGTTGCCTGCGGAAATGGCAGACTATGATATCGACTGGGAAAAAGTCATTTCACAGTTTGCAATCGGCACATCTGTCATTATCGTCGTTGGCATCGTCTATCATGCAACGAAGGGCCAGTCATATTTCCTGTTCGGCTCTCCGGCAGAAATCGCAGCGGAGGCAATTATTGGCGGTGCCATTGATGCAACAATAGCCGTCATGCTTAACTGTTCCGATGATGAGACACCCAATCAGAAGGTAGCAAAATACGCTATTGAGGGTTTTGCCGAGGGTTATATGTGGGGCGCTATTTCCGGTGTAGTTGAGAATATCGTCCGTCCTAATTATCTGAAATCTCCAACACTCGGAAAGTTGAAAATCGACAACTGGGGAAATGTGACCGACGAAGCTGGAAACATAGTCGGTAAAGCATTATATAACACAGCAAAAAAGACATTCTCAATAGTTGACGATGCCGGAACGGCGATTGGCTATTTCGATAAAAGCGGAAAAGTCCTCCTGGATATAGCCTCCGAAGGTTTCTTTGATGCCGACGGAAACGCTATAACCGATATCGCTGAGGAAATCTTAAAACCCAACGCAACCTTCTGGAAAGGTTTTGGCGACGATGCAGTAAAATGTTTTACCGATGCAGCTGGGCGCGTATACCGTATGGGGGACGATTTGCTCCCCAATATTACATATGTCATCAATGGTATCAAATATCAAACGGATGATTTAGGACGCATTGTCAGCGTAACATTTGAGAACTTAAAACTCATACCGGAAGGTCAAACGAGGAAATCGCTCAACCATATTACTATAGAAGCGCTTGGCAAGGGTTATGAACAAGTCGGCGATCATAAAGGCCATCTGATTGGAGATCGCTTCTTTGGCGATAACTCCATCGCAAACCTCGTGCCAATGAGCCAACAGCTCAACTTAAGCGATTATAAAAAGATTGAAAACATATGGGCAGAGGCGATACAGAACAATCAAATCGTTGACGGGACCATTAAGATTCTCTATGACGGCGGATCGTTCCGGCCTAGTAGATTTGATATCACATACTTAATCGATGGTATCGAGACCTTTGTGAAACTGTTTAATTAACACCATTACATAAAAGAGAGGGTTTTATTATGAGATGCAAATCAATCATTAGCATTGTCCTGTTAGTGGCGATGCTCACCACTCTGTTGGCAGGTTGCGGTGAAAAGACACCTACTTATACCGCTCAGACTACCATAAACTATATGTCCGGCGACGATGACGAATGGAAATATGTTAATCAACAGAAGGAATTTCCTGCTAGTGAAAACTGCTACGTCCGAATTGGATGCATTCCCGTCACAGACATTGCAGAGGGCGTAGATACTGAGATTGTTGTTACATATCGCTTTACTATTACGGGTGATTGTGCCATCGAACTCTCTGACGGTATGGCTACTCAGAATACCAATACAGATGCAAATGTTGTCGAATATACTCGTACACTTTGTGCTGCCAAAGAAAAGAACGCCGAAGAAGATATTGTTATTTTCCAATACAATCCCAACGGCGAAGGCAGTGTCACCCTGGAAGTCATTTATGATGACCAGGTTGCGGAACGCCATGACATCCGTAACACCGTTTACTTTTCCGGCGATGCGGCCGATGTTGAGGCTGGTATCCACTAAAAAACTATTGAACAGAGGGGTTTTATGAACAAGCGTACAGCTTCAATACTGCTTGGTATCGCGCTCTGCATACTGGTAATCTGTGCGCTGGCTACAAGGTGCAGTTCTCCAAGCAATTTTGATGATGAAACAAGTTCACCAACGGCTTCATCAGAAAATGATATAATCGCAGATGCTGATGTTGTAGAAATCGTAGACTCGTATAATAGCGTGGCGCAGGAATATAATCTTGCAGTGATTGCATATAACGATTCGGTTCAGCAGTTGACTGAAGCTAATGCAGTCCTTGAAGAAGCCATATCGGCCGCACAGGCGCAGTTGGATGTGGTGCAGATTCCGTTTGATTCAAAAACACAGGACAACCTGGAAAATGTAATATCGAGCGCCAAAGCCGCAATTCAGCCTATTCCCGAACTGCTGAGTGAGGTTGAAATTGTTTCCGTTCCGGAAAATGCAAATTCAGATGAATTGCAAGTGTTCTGCAATAACATTTCAGCGAAGTACGAAGAGCTGACATCTTTCACATGGCCAACCCCTATTGAAGTGCCAGACTATACCACCCATACAACGGATATGGATGCGGCTGTCCAAGCGTACTTAGTTAGTGTCCGTATTATGCAACAAGTCACCGCGCCGGAAGACAGCTTTGTGATAGAGCGCCTTAAGGGCATAGACACTATTCTCAGCCTTGCCGCTGTTACAAGCAATAATGATCCTAACAAACTACTTGGCAAAGAGGGCGGTTATATTGGGTGCATATACTTTTCTGACAGCAGAGTTGATAAAACACAATTAAAGCTTGATCCAGACGAGTATGATGTAATTTCAATGGGTGCCGTTGGAGGCGGTGCAGTTGAGATATACCGGACACCGGAAGATGCCATAGCTAGAAATGAATACTTGGCACAATATGATGGGACCTCGATGGACCCCGGGTCGCATACTGTAATTGGAACAATAGTCATACGTACTTCTTCGAAACTATCTGAAGAGAACCAGGCGGCACTAGAGACAGAAATAATCGAAGTGCTGACTTGGTTAGACCCTACTATTGATTAAAGACACACATGGAGAGGCAGTGAGGAATATGACCAAAATCATTACTTACACAGATAAAAAGGGCGGTTTTTCCAGAAGGGCAGATGGCGCGGAGGATGTTGCAGAAAAGAAGAAGGGCAAGCCCCTCTTCGCTGAAGAAGATCGCATATATGCGGAACAAGAACTTGATGACCTTCTGAAGGATGGATGGCAGATTCTGTCCTCTTCCACATATACCACAGATACGAGTGTAATGGGTAGCACTATCGTGCTGTTAACAAAGCTGACAATTATTCTGTATAAGCCCTTTTAATTCCGCAAGGCTACGCTAACAGACAGTGGGGTGCATTTTGCCTTTCCAGTAGACAATTTGCACCCCATTTGCTATAATTTTGGCAACGAAGCCCATGGTGGGGTGCAAAACCAGAACGAGGTTGCACCCCAGGAAGATGCCCAATGCACCCCAAATGCACCCCAGGGGGTGCGTTCTATCAAAGTTGAGCATTATTCCCAAAGC